CTAAGTTGCCAAAGTTTTCAGCGGCGGCCATCATTGCATTTTGCACAGCTTCTGGATTGTTTTCAGGAGTAAAACCTGAAGAAGGGTCCATCATGGGATCAGCCATCATGGGATCAGCCATCATGGGGTCAGCCATCATGGGGTCCATGGGAACCGTACCACCTTCTTGCATAGGCAACACACCACGACCCATCAAAATGTCTTTTTGCGTTATTTGTCCATCTCCGCTGTAATCCGGGAATGATTTTGCTTCTCCGCCTTTAGCAAACATTTGTCTGCCCATCAAACTTCTGTTCATCATCCGAATAACCCCGCTTTAGATGCTCCTGTTGCGGCTGACAGACCGGCTACTCCCAACCCAAGCATGGATTGTGCCGGAGAAACACTAGGTGCTGTCGAGCCCGTAATTGATTGTTGAGATGTTGGAGCACCTTTATAAATATCTGAAAGGAAACCAACTCTCTGGTAAGGTTCGTACAATTGTGCCATATCAGACTGACGATTGGCTTCCAGTACTGCTTGATTTTGAGCTTGTTGAGTCTTACCAAGATCAAACAGGAATCCTTGCTCACCCTGCATTAACTGTTGGTTCATCTGACCCAAGCTTGCCTGACGAAGCCCTGCATTTCCTAGAGCATCAGCAGTTTGCAAACCAAGTTGACCGTATTGCGTACCTAAATTACCTATACCTTCACCCATTCTACCGTACATTTCCCGACCTTGCAGTCCAAGTTGTGCGGCACTTTGAGCACCTTGCATACCCTGCGTACCTAGCCCTTGACCTAATTGCGCATATTGCCCAGAAAGTTGACCGGCTAGTTGTTCTGCGCCAATTCCTTGCTGTCCTGCACGATTTGCAATGTCAGCCTGAGTTTGAGCGCCTTGTAGTCCTAGCTGTCCGGCTTGTTGTGCCATCTGACCAGTAAGCTGTGACGCACTAAGACCGGACTGTGCCGCTAACTGCTCTACAGACATGCCTTGTTGCGCTAAAGCTTGTGCATTCTGTGCGGCTTGTTGTTGTGCTGACAGACCTAACTGACCTGCGGTTTGACCCGCGGACACACCTAACTGACCTGCTTGCAAGGCACCCTGTTGCGCTAGTTGCTCTGCCGCAAGACCCTGCTGACCAAAGGCTTGCGCCGCGCTTGTGCCTAATTGAGCAGTTGTCTGAGCATTTCTAGCCGCTTGTTGCTCGGCAGTTAAACCTGTTTGCGCCGCTAACTGCTCGGCAGAAAGACCTAGTTGACCTTGTTGCTGAGAAAGTTGTCCGGCTAACTGCGCGGCAGACATTCCGGCTTGGGAGCCTTGAGCCACGTTCGATGCGGCAAGCTGTTCGGCACTTAGACCGGCTTGACCACCCTGCAAAGCACCCGCTTGACCCATTTGAGCCGCAGACATCAAAGCTTGACCGCCTTGTTGCGCCGCTTGTTGCGCCGCTTGATCTGCCGCAAGTCGTTGCTGACCACTTTGTAAAATACCTTGTTGCGCCATTTGCTCGGCAGACATGCCTAATTGTCCGGCTTGTGCCGCATTAGCCGCCGCTTGTTGATTTGCAGACAGACCCATTTGACCACCCTGCAAAGCGCCGGATTGTATAAGATTTTGCGCTTGCATACCTGTTCTAGCGCCAAGATCCGTGGCCGACAGGCCAAGTTGACCCTGCTGTTGAGCCGCTTGTGAGGCTAATTGTTCTGCTGAAAGCCCTAACTGACCCGCCGCTTGCGCCGCTTGAGTGGCAGACCCTGCTCCGGCTTGACCCAGAGAACCTGTTAAGGACGCCGCTTGCTGTGCTCTAGCTTGTTGTTGCTCAAACGCTTGCTGTGCTCTTTGTGAAGCACTTTCAAAACCAGTTTGCCGCATTTGTGCCGCGGTCCGCGCTTGTTGCTCCAATGTGTTTCGAGCTTGTTCTGTTTCCATGATTCCGCTACGAGATCCACCAAAAGCACCGGCGCTAACAGCTTGCGCACGATTACCCTGTTGTTGAATATCACTGGCTCGTTGAATATCTTTAAGAGCTTGTTGTACTGCGGCATCTTCAAATTGATTCATAAAAGCGCCGGAAGAGCTAGGATCAAACCCACCTGTTGTACCGGCTAATTGAGAAATGCCTTGTTCTGCTCTTCCAACACCCATTTGACCTGCGCGTTCTAACGCTGTAGCCGCTTTACCTGTAGTGTCTCTAGCACCTTGGACAGCCCTTCGCGTTTGCATTGCCGCTTGATCTGCCGCACTTGTTGCGCCAAATTGAGTATCAGATTGTATACTTTTAGCGGCTTTAGCAACATCACTAACACCGGACAAGGCATCTTCATAAGCACCTAATCCACCTTGCGTAGCTCGATCTAAGCCTTGTTGAGCACCTGCCGCTTGTTGTCTAGAACGATCAGCCGCTTGCAAAGCTCCGCCCATTGTCTCAAGCGCGGTTTGTTGACCCTGTTGCGCGGCTCCTGTAACCCCAGAAGCAAGTCCGGCGGCGGCTTGTTGTGCCTGTTGTTGCGCTCGAGCAATTCCTTGGCTTGTTTCATCGGCTTGAGTTCTAGCTCGACTTGTTACATCACCAAGATCACCGTATGTTCTTGCGGCAGTAGCTTCAGCCCCTTGAACGGCTTGTTGTGCCTGTTGCGCGGCAGTTCTGCTTGCTTCACGACCGCTAAATCTTGCATCTTGCGCCGTGGTACGTCCACGTTGCGTAGCTGTTAACATTTCCGAAGGCAATAAGGCGTTAGCTTGTGAGATTTGATTCTGTGCAAGCGCGGCATTTGCTCTAGCGTTGTCAGCCGCATCGTCTGTAAGACCTTCCGCCGCTCTTGCTGAAGTTAAAGCTTGTGAAGCGCCGGTGGCCGCGGCCATTTGTCCGCCAGTTGTTGCTCTAGATAATTGATCTGCTAGCCCGGCGGTAACATTAGTTCCACCCTCTCTTGAAGCTTTTGCAACATCCTGTGCCATAGCCCCTGACTGAGACATGGCTGTTTGAGCAGGTGAAATTTGCCCGGGTATAGCGTCATATGCCGCTAATTGGTCGGCCATAGATTGATTGGCTATGGTTCGTGCGCCAAGGGCTGACTCTGCTAATCCTGCCTGACCGGCACCGGTATCTAAAGAACTTCTTGCTAACGCGTTGCCGATACCTGTTTGACCGGCAAGTGTTTCTTGATTTATGCCTTGTGCGGCAGAAGCCATCATACTAGCCGCATCTCTTTGGAAAGGTTGAGCGGCTTGCATAATGCCGCCTTCCATTTGATTTGTTTCTTCGTTATATACTCCGCCTAACGCCCCGACGGAGTCGCCCATAGAATAAGCGGCCTGTTGCACATATGGTTGAAAAGCACCCACGCCTTCTGAAGCTAATCGCACAGCCTCGTTTTGCAAAGCAGTTTGGTCTGCTACTTGTTGTCTTGGTAGGCGTCGAACATCGCGTGTTTGTCTATTACCGCTAGCGTCTAAATAAGATTCTTGTTGGTAAACGACGTTTCCATCTGGATCCATCATAGGACTGCCGTCAGGATTTAACCGCGGTTGTCTAAAACCAACGCTTTGATCAGCTAATTGTTTTGCAGAACCTAAAAGACCGAGTTTATACGCCTCAATTTCGGGGGCTTCGCGGACTATCGATTGAGTGGTTTCAGTAGCCATTATGCCATTGCCCTCCCTCTACGTTCTAAGTTACGCATGACATCGTACATATTTTTAATGCCTTTAGTCTGGCTTCCGTTGCCTAAACCTTTAACCGCATCAGTAGTCATCACAAACTCACCGGGCATTAAGAGTGCTCTAACACTGTCTTCATTAGCCACACCTTCATTAGGCATTATACCGCCGTTGCGTCTCGGAAATATTTCACCGCCTTCGTTAAAACCCAAAACTGGCGAGCTAGCGAAACCGTCTTTAAACACGTTACTTTTTGCTATTTCATTTCGTAACAAATCTTCTGAAGAAGGGTTTTCATCATCGTAATCTTCGTCGCTGTCCTCTGCGGTAAAGCTTCCGCCTCCATATTGACCATAAGGATCATAAATAGCAGACCCTAAATCACTAACCATGTAGCTTCTTGGATCTGCCCGAAGCAAATCTTCGCCTGTAGTTACAGAACCATCCGCATTTCTTCGTAATATGCCGGGATCTTCCATAGGAGGTACATCAAACATTCCCGTCGCACCCATTAGGGCTGTACCGGCAAGAGCACTGGGACCGAATTTAGCTAACATGCCGGGACCTGCCTTGTTAAAGGCGTCAAGTACTAAAGCATCTTTAGCCGCTTGGCTCATAGTTGAGCTTTTAAGTGACGCCGCCATTCTGTCAGCCGCCGCTTGTTGCGCTTCTTGCACAGCAAAATCAGACTTTCCTGCTTGCGTCATATATTCTTTGAAACCAACGTCTTGGCTAAATTCTGCCGGAAGTGTGCTTGGATCTACCCCGCCGGTTGATCCCGTTCCCAGTTGCGGCACACCTTCTGTTATAGGAGTTCCGGTCATGCTGTCACTAATAGCTGTGTTGGCGGCGTCTAGATTTGCTTGCATGTTAGATCCACCCAAAGAGCCCGTGCCCCCCGCTCCATCAGGCATTGTAGGAACAGCATCTATAACCGGAGCCGCTTGCGCGGTCGCTTGAGCGGTTATTTCAGCCGGAGTTAAAGCGGTGGCTTCTGGACCTGTAACCATATTATCGAAACTAAATACGGGGCTACCGCCTTGCCCTGTTATGGCATTTCCAATATTTGCAAACCCTTGTGAGACATTACCTAAACTACCCGCGGCTTGGACGTTACCGACAAAGGAACCCGTACCACCGCCCATTGCTCCACTTACACCCGTTGCAAGAGCGCCAGTGGCTCCACTTAATAACGCAGATTTAAATGCATCTTTGAGATTACCGCCTTGCACAAGCGTTGCAATACCAGACCCCATTGCCGCACCCCAAATCGGACCGAATATTGCAGTTCCAACAATAGGTAAAATAATGTGAGCGGCTTTTTTAAGCGCCTTACCAACTTTCTTAAATACTTTTTTGACACTTTTAAACAACTTAGAGAAAAAACCAAACTCCATCAGCCCTGTTTCAGGGTTAATGCTGTTTTCACTAGAACCAACCACGTACCTTTCAGGATCTGTGATACCTTGTTCACGCAAATGACTAAAAATAGATTCTTTTAATTCAGGACTTTGCTCTATAAGGCGTCTAGGAACAACAAGCTCGCCTGTTTCAACATGCACAACCATGTCATCACCATAACGACCTAACGATGCCATGCGTTTAGAGACTTCAGAAAACTCTACGACGTTACCAATGCCTTCAGACCCAACTTGTTTTTCAGCCTCTTCTGCTTCTAAAACCGCAAAATCTTCGTCTGACATTGCAAAGTCGCCAATACCACCTTCGGGTACTTCTTCAACTTCTAAAAGCTCTTCATCTTTTTTTAATGCTGTTTGACCCATTATCCTGCTCCACCTGACAAAGCTATTGGCATTGTGACTTCAATCATTGTACTTCGTTTTTCTTCGCCCGTCCAAAAGTTGCCGCACTGCGGACAGTTCTCTGTAACAGGTAAATCGAGTTGCGTATTTACCGTCAAAACATACGAACATTTTGTACAAAAAATAGAGTCTTTACTCATGAAATTGCTACGGTGGCCGCGCCTACCGCTCCTGTACCCACATTACCTCTAGGGTGAGGCATGTATGGGATTGTTACCTTTACATAGCCGTCTTGTTGAAATAACCCACCAAGCTCTAAACCTTGGTCATCGGTTTGTAAATTTGTTAAAACTAAATCTGTTGCTCTCCACGGTCCCGGATTGTTGATTTGTTGCAAAAATACCGCAAAAGACCTTACGACTTCCGCCATAAAGGGCTTATTGTACTCATCCGGAGCACTTGGAAACTGTGGTTGTACTAATCCTCTAGACACTAACGTCTCCCGTCTTGTTGTATGTCTACTCTGGGGGAGCCTAGTCTCCACCCAACACCTGTATTTACTGATTCAACTTTTAACGCAAAAGATCGACCCCTTAACCTTAAATTTACAAAATTGGTAAATTGCTCAACAGGTACGGTGGCTGTTCTAACAGTCGAACTAGTCGTAGTATTAGTGTAATTTTCACCGGGATAGTTACGTGCTTGCAAAATAAAACTAGCCGAGGGTGAGTCTGCTGTAGAGTCGGTAAAAGTTATGTCTGGTATAAGTTTTTTCAAGAACACAAAATTATCGCCCTCACCTATATCCATTTGACTGCTTTCAATATACGAAGAAACTGCCGTTACAGGTGCTGTGCTTCCGTCATCAAACCCAAATTCTTGCAAATACAGATAATTATCAGTGCTTGCACTAATAGGATTTTTGTTAATGCCGCGATCCATCCAAGCGGTACGGTTTAGAGCACCATAGTACCAAACTTGTTCTTGATAATTGTAAACAACGTAACGATCATTTTCGTTACTAGAACCTGAAGGATAAAACCACCAGATTTCAGAAAAACTAGAATTTACCCCGGCAACAACTTTTTCAGCTTGGTTAGAATTAAAATCGTCAAAAACAAAAGCACGAACCGTGCACGGTAACTTTTGAACTTGACCGCCATAGATATAAAAGTCTTCTACACCCATCCAGTAAATGTTGTCATCTACCGCGGTTGCCGCTAGAGGACTAGCAATTGTGATATTTTCCGCTACTTGTGTAATACCGAAAGTAAAAGGAGGGCCTATAAACTGCATAGCATGTAAAGAAGAATCGGTAAACACCATTATTTGTTGCTTAGTTTCTACCGCTGTAATAATTTCAGAACCAGAACCTATACGCAAATCACCCGCAGTGTTAGTAGCTAAAGACTGCCACACTAACGGGTTACCTTGATCAGAAAATCTAATCAAAAGTGGGTCTTGTACGCCGATAGAGGTTTCAGCATCGCACCCAAAAACAATAACGTGTCTATCTCTATCTGACACCAACACTTTCTTTGCAATCGTAGGTGCTGTTCCATCACTACTTACACCATCAATAACTAAGTCTTGCAAAGCGACCGCTCGGGTAAAAGGACCTGTTATAGAAACACTTTTGTCCCAATAAAAAATGCCGCCGTTGCGAACATTTATAATTAAATCTTCACCTAAATTGTCATGGCTCCAAATTCTAAGTTGCGAGCCGGCAACCGTTAGATTAGCAGAGGAGCCCCACGTATTTCTGCCCCATGTTCCTGCGCCCCAACCTGTTCCCGCGACAGAGGTATCTAGCCCTACGTTAACTTGGTATTTACCAATTACGGAGCCTCCACCATTGCCTGAATCAGATCCACTGGCCGTAACAGTCGTCGGCGTTAAAACACCATCTACCGTAATATCACTGATAGTAGATACGGTTCTTGCAGTAATCGTGTAAGCACTTGTACTGGAAACAGTGTCAACTTGATATTCTTGGTTAAGAATCGCGGCGGTTATGTTGCCGCCTAGAGATGCGGCACCGCTGAAAGTTACAAAATCACCAACAATCACACCATGGCTTGTATCTGTAACGATTATACTAGTAGAGCCGTTGGCCGCGGAAAACGTAACATCGCCCGCCGCGGTTGTAACGCGGATTGGCGTAATATCGTTAAATCCACCACCTTCGTCTATATAGTATTTAAGATGAGTACCTACACCTACGTATGAGGTGCTATCTAAAGCAACGAAAGGATGTAAAGCGCGAGCAGTTCCTAGATAAGAACGCCCTGACTTTTTTTGCCAACCACCAATTTTTTCTGGCGTACCAAACCTAAACCGAATTTTATCGCAGTCAAACCAACCACCTTCGTTAGTGTACGAGGTAGTTTCGCGATTAACACCGGGTCTAAATTGCAGTTTAGTAAGGGGCATTTCATCTCACTTTAATAAAGTTTACGCTTCTTCTACTTCGTCTTCTACGATTTCAACACTATCTTTTATAGCATTAGCATAGGCTGATATAAGAACATCTAGCTCTGCTGTTCTAATCTGATGAGCATTGCGCTCTGATCTTAGCTCGTTAACACGAGCAACATTTGCAATGGCTTCTGGCGTTAAATCTGACTCTTCGTATGTAACGTCGTTAATAGTAATCATTATATATCCTAGTAAGTAATGTGTAAGTTACCAGATGCCGATGCTTGTGACGGATCATCTGAAGTGATGTAAATATGGATCGAAGTGTCTGACATACCATTGGTTTTAATTGTGAAATCACACGACTCCAGTGTTTGCACGGTGTGGCTTTTATCGTAAGAGTTACAACTAGTTTTTACTCTTATTGTCCACGTTTTATTTTGCGGCGCATTACCCTGTATTGTTGCAGTAGCGTTAAAAGTTGCACCTCCGGTGTAGCCTGATTTCTTTTTATCCCAACTTCCATTTGCCAATGTAAAATCCATTCCGGTGCTACTACTACTTCCAACAGGGTTGGTCATAATGTCAGCTTTACCGAATAACTTTTTAATAAAATTCATTATGAGCTCCAAGGTAGTCCTTCAGCCTGTGTTGATGCACGATCAATTTGACCTTGCACTCGTGCTGTACGGTTATCTTCAACGCGCTTTTTAGCTTCAGCGGCTGTTTCTTCACCTTCTTTTATGCTGTCATATATCCAACCTAAAACGTCAGACTCTTTAAGATCGGAATATTTAATAAAATCTGATGAGGATGCATCGTATGTGCATAGTAACTTACCGCCTTCTACCGCTGTGTAAACAGGGTCTCCATCAGAAGCCGCATTGCAAGTCCAATACGCTTTAATAACGCCACCATCAGCGTCCATGTGGGTCATACTGGTCACTGACCAAGTAGTGGTTATAGCCATGATTTAGCTCCTAGGCATCTGGGTCGTAAGCAATAGCAGTTGCTATAGCTGTGTTAATAGCAGTCATATCACGACTACCGTAGTCATCAAAGGCAACAGCCATAGCCATATAACCTTCACTTCGCATTACGCGAGCTTTCTTTTCTTCTGGTGTATCGTCATTGCAAAACTCATTGTCTGGATTAAGACAGTTGTTAATGACACTAACGCTACCAGAAATTGCGTCATACATTGTTTGTATCTCTTCTTCAGTTCTAGCTTCACTCATGATTATTTATCCTTCTAAGGTTTCTATTCGTGCGGTTAATGCTTCAATCAAGGCTTGTTGTTCTTGGATGGCTTTGACTAGGATTGGTACAAACTTGCTGTACTGTAGACCCATCTGCTTACCGTCTTCAGTGTGGCTAGAGACTAGATTAGTTTTGTTGTCTTTGTTGTAACCTGCGGCAATTTCTAGGGCTTCAACTTCTTGAGCTTTGAAACCTATATCCAACCAATCTTCTTTGTGGGTTCCATCTGGAGATTGTGCGTTAAGGTCATAACCATCAGCAGTCTTGTCACCATACTTAGAACGCTTGTCCCACTTGTAGGTTACAGGTTGCAAGTCTTTAACAAACTCTAAGCCAAGGTCTAGGGATGTAAAGTCTGTCTTGTCTCTTGCATCAGAGGCTACTGTCCAATCTACTTGAATATGTGCAGAAGTAATTCTTTCATCACCCAATCCAATCTTATTAGACGCAGTAGTTTGTGCGCCTCCGGGGCTTCCTGTTCTCAGAGCATCGAGTCCAATTGCTATATTATTAGACCCTGATGTGATTTGAAAACCTGCGGCTCTACCAATCCCTGTATTTGATGCGCCAGTAGCAACACTAAGGGCTATAGAACCACAAGCAGTATTTTCATCTTCACAGTTTGCTGATAGCGCCTGATATCCAATTGCAACATTTTCCCCACCATCATCAGTCAGATCACCTGCAAGACCACCAATGAAGGTGTTTTTAATGCCTGTGGTTATTGCGGCTCCAGAGTTATGACCTACAGCTACGTTGTACATATTTGTTGCTGATGCAGGATTTTGAGAGTTTAAAGCAAATGTACCAATCGCTACACTTTCTGAGCCTAAGATATTTGTTGTTAAAGCAGAGTAACCCATAGCAACATTGTTATCAGCATCTGTCAGGGCATCACCTGCTAAAGCACCAATAATGGTATTTTGAACGCCTGTGCTTACTGCTACTCCTGCCTGAAAGCCCATAGCAGTGTTAAACATATCAGTAGCTACGTCATCTCCGTTACCATCTACAGGTTTTTGCGCTGTTAAACAATCTGTTCCTACTGCTACTGACTTACTACCTAATACATTTGAACTTAAAGCATTAAAACCAACGGCTACGTTAAAGTCAGCATCTGTTGTGCTATCGCCTACTAAAGACCCTACATAAGTGTTGCGGACACCTGTAGTTATTGCAAGACCAGAATGAAAACCTACGGCTGTATTATGAGAATCTGTTGCAGAACTATAGTTTTGATTAGTTAAAGAACTTTTTCCAATAGCTGTTGATTTACTTCCTTGTGTATCAGCATCTAATGCACCGTACCCAACAGCCACGTTAAAGTCTGCATGGGCTAAATGGTCACCTGCTGAAGCACCGATAAGCGTGTTTTGTACGCCTTCTGTTACAGCAACACCTGCCTGATAACCCACTGCCGTGTTGTAATTATCTACATCAGAGTTTTGAACTTTTAAAGTTTCAAACCCTACTGCTACATTTTTTCTTCCTGTATCTTCAGTAAGCAATGATTCATAACCAATAGCTACATTACTATGACCTGTTGTAGTAGCTTTACCTGCCGTATGCCCTACACCAACATTGTTACCTCCTGTTGTAGTAAGTCTTAGTGCCTGTGCGCCAATAGCGACATTGTTTGAAGAGTTTGCACTACTTCCACCGTATAAAGCCAATTTACCTACAGCAACATTACTATCGCCATCGGCTAAATTACCACCTGCCTCATGTCCAATAATTACATTGCCTATGCTTTCTTGAGAATCTGTTAAAGCGTTATAACCAATAACAACATTTTCTGCTCCTATGTCCAAAGCATCAGCCGCTAAACCTCCCATAATGGTATTTTGTGTGCCTGTGCTTACTGCCGCACCTGCGTTATATCCTACTGCGGTATTAAGAGCATTTGTCGCACTGCTGTTTGATTGTACGCCTAAAGCGTTCCAACCAATGGCTGTACTGTACTGACCTAATATTTCAGCGCCTAAAGCGGATGATCCTAATGCTACGTTTCTATCTGAGTTAGTTAAGGCATCACCTGCTAAAGCACCTATAATTGTGTTTTCAGTGCCTACGGTTACTGAGGTTCCTGCATCTGTTCCAATAGCGGTGTTGTACATATCAACGGCTGTGGCGTTTCCGCTACCATCTACAGGATTTTGATTATTTAAAGCTCTAAAACCAATTGCTACGCTGTAGCTTCCAAGAACATTTGAAGACAGTGCAGAATGACCCATAGCCGCATTACCGTCAGCATCTGTAATTGCATCACCTGCTAAACCACCTATGAGAATGTTTTTTACGCCTGTGGTTACTGATAGACCTGCGTCATTACCAACAGCAGTGTTGTAAGCATTTGTTCCTGCGTTTTGATTCCCTAAAGCTCTATTACCTACAGCCACGTTAAGACCATGAGCATCTTCTGAGGAAAGAGCAAAATAACCTATAGCAACATTTGAGCCGCCTGTGGTTAAAGCATCACCTGCATCACCGCCAATAAGAGTGTTGTATTGACCTGTGGTTACTGATAGACCTGCGTTGTAACCTACTGCTGTGTTGTAATTTGATGCGTCATTATTTTGTGATGACAACGCTTGCATACCCACGGCAACGCTTCTGCCACCTGTATCTTCTGCATCTAATGCTAAATAACCAACTGCTACATTTTGGAAACCAGTAGTAATTGCAGTACCTGCTTCATCGCCTATAAAAACATTGTGATTACCACCGCTTGCAATGCTGTTACCTGCGTTGACACCGAATCGGACGTTAGAGGTTCCTGCGGTTGGGGTGGATAGAGAGCCGTCTGCGGCTATTTGGAATCGTGAAGTAGGTGAGCTTGCTCCATCTGCCGTTGTCCAGAATTGCAAACTAGTGGGCATATCATTATTGCCCGGAGTACCGTCAACAAAACTAATAACGTAAGCTCCGTCTATAAACTGGTCGCCATCATTTCCACGGAAGGCTACATAACCTAATTGGTCCCCGTTTTGTACAACAGTGTTACCATTTACAGAAGTGCTTCTTGTTTTTTCAAGAGCTAAACCTGTAGAGCCTGTATCGTTGCTTTGTCGTGATAATGTTACATTAGCAGTAAAATGTCCTGCGCCAGATACGTTAAAGGTATCTCCAAAATCAGAAGTTGTACCGATGTTTACATGGTCTTCACCACCATCAACAAACAGCATTGCCGTATTACCACTAGACTCAACTATAAAGTTAGTGTCTGCACCTGTATCATTAAATACAGTATAGTCAGGAGATAATCTAAGTCTTTCTAAATTATTAGTTGTAAAATTAATGTGGTCATTTTGAGGAAATCCAAAGTTAGTATCAGTATCTCCTACGTGATTTATAGAGGTGGGCATACTTATTCCGCCACCTACAGTCACACTAGAATTAAACGTAGCCGCACCACTGCCATCTCTTGGTAAAGTAATATGGGTAGTGTCCGTGCTGTTAAGCGTTGTTCCTATAAGTAATGAATTTGCACTTGCCCCTGAGTATTCAAAAAAACCACCTAAATCTGCTGTGCCATTTTTCTGCTCATAAAGCTCCAATCTTATAGCTTGGTCAACGCTAGTTGAAGAAACTGTTACCACTGGATTAGAGTCTGCAACATGTAAAACCTCTAACGCTGACCCAGTGCCCACGCCAACCCGATTATTACCACCATCCACAAACAGCATATTAGCGTTGCCGTTTGACTCAACTCTGAAGTCCATGTCTTGGCTAGAATCATTAATAATTACAGCACTATCACTTACTTCAAACCTACCTACGCCACCAGTTGTAACTCTAAATAAATCACTACTGTGAAATCCAAAAAAGGTGTTTGTATCACCTGCATGGATAATATTACTAGGAATTGTGACATCCCCTGCGAATGTAGCGCCTTGAGCATTGTCCAGAGTAAGAGTAGTGGTTGAGCCTTCTTTAAAAAATAATGAACGAGAATCAGGATATACAATGTTTAAGTCGTTGCCAGATGCTGTAGTAAATGTTCCTCCTGCCGCAGTTGCAAAGCTACTAGAACCAGTAACAGCTCCTGCAACAGTAAGCGTTGAAGCCATATCTACAGCACCATCGATGTCCACGACATCAAGGTTAGTTGTGCCGTCTACGTCTATGTTGCCGCTAATATCTAAAGAGGCCGCGATAATCTCACCGCTTGCGTTGATAGCTCCATTAATATCAATGGTTGTAGCCGCTATCTGAATCTCAGTGTCTGCAACAATGTCTAACTGTCCATCAGTGCTAGAATTTATGTAAATAGCTGAATCACGGAATTGAACTTTCTGTGCGGAAGTTACTTCTATATCAGTTGATCCAGTAGTATTACCATTAGCCAAAATCTCAGCGAGGGTATCAACCGTTCCAACCTGTGAGTCTACATAAGCCTTAATAGATTGCTGAGTAGCAAGCTTAGTTGCGCTGTTAGAAGACATGTTATCTTCATCAGCAATGTCTGTAACCGCAACAGACCCTGTGCCAGATAGGGCATCGAATTCTATTGTACCGTCTACGTCTAAATCACCATTAAAGTCTGCATTGCCCGCTAGAGTCAACGTAGAAGCCATATCAACAGCGCCATCTATATCTACAACATCCAAATTTGTAGTGCCGTCAACATCTAAGTCACCATTAAAATCTACATTACCGGCAACGGTAAGTGTAGTCGCCATGTCAACAGCGCCATCAATATCTACAACATCTAGATTAGTTGTACCATCAACATCTAAGTCACCATTAAAATCTACATTACCGGCAACGGTAAGTGTAGTCGCCATATCAACAGCACCATCTATATCTACAACGTCTAGATTAGTTGTACCATCAACATCTATGTTTCCACTAATATCCAAACTAGCGGCAATAATTTCACCACTAGCGTTAATTGCGCCGTTAATATCAATTGTTGTAGCGGCTATTTGGATTTCTGTATCAGCTACTATGTCTAGCTGACCATCGGCGCTAGAATTTATAAATATAGCACTATCACGAAACTGTATTTTTTGATCTGTAGCTGTTGTGTTACCGTTAGCCAAGATTTCTGTAAGCGTATCAACTGTTCCTACTTGAGCATCAACATAAGCTTTAATAGATTGTTGGGTGGCTAACTTAGTAGCACTGTTAGAGGACATGTTGTCTTCATCAACGATGTCTGTAACTGCAACAGATCCTGTCCCGGATAAAGAATCGAACTCCACCGTCCCCGCATCTAGCGCGGTAACCGTTAAATTGTTGTTAACGTCCGTTACGGTAGCCCCAGAGCCACCACCGTCAAATTTAAGGGTGTAATCTTTCCCGGCTACAAGCTCAAAATCGTTACTAGAATTGTAAGTGCCTTGGAATATTAATATGGATCGCGAACCGGACAAACTGTTTCTAACGTGGACTACTTTTTCAGCATCATTGGGAGACAATTGCACATAAACCGTACCGCCGATATCACCACCATCTACAAATTCTATAAAGCGATTACGACCGTTGGACAAAGCACCATTTGTAATAGGTAAATCATTAGGAGAACCCGTAGATCCCGTGGCACTGAGCGTAATGGATACAATTCCATTAGTAGCCTGATCGATAATATCGAAATTAGTGTTTGTAGTATCACCCCAAGTACCCGATTGTTCGCCCGTACCCGGTTTTTCTATTCCTGTATTAGTAGTATATGTACTAGCCATGTCTTAGCCTCACGCCGCTATTATGTTTGTCCAAGTATTACCCGCATTCGGTGTCGTTGCTGTCCAACTATTACCTGTACTCGGTGTCGTTGCTGTCCAATTGTTATTAGGAGTTGGATTTATGTCTGCCCAAACCGAAACTCCACTAACACCTGCTGTAATTTCAAAACCTGTTGCAAAAAATTCAAATTTTAAAGAAGCTTCAGCCGTTCCAACAGACGCTGTAGAAGCCACTAACGGAGTGTTTTGTCCCCATCCGCCAGAACCCCAAGACTGACTAGCAGAGTTCCATCCATTGTATGAAACAAGGGCATCTGCCATTTATGCAATCCTAATTATTGCGTTCGTAGCATCCGCTGTAGGGAAAACTATTTTAAACTCTCCAGTTGTTACAGTCTTGTCTGCTCCAAAATCTAACACAACTACAGACTTGTCACTATTAGTATCGTTATATATTAACGCACCACGAGCAGTAATTGTTACGTTAGAAAAAGTTAAATCTGCAAAATCAGTAAAAGCTGTAGTTCCCGTTGTCGTTGGTGCTATGTTCGTCAATGCCGCACCCCCGGCAGTGTAATTAGTTCCGCTAGCTTCATTAGAAGTTGTGTAAGCCGTCGTTGATGCAGTAAAGGACGCGCTATTTGTGTACAACGCAAGCTTAAAACTATTGCCGCCACTTGCACTAAAATTGTGCGTGGCTTCTAATAATTCTTTCTTAAAGCTCGTACACATAAAATTGCCGGTAAAAGCCATTTTAAAGTCTCCTAATTAATTCTGATAAATTTTTATGCCCTGCATTTGTTATTGCGTTGCAAATCGTAGTTCGTTCACTTTTTACAACTTCTTTCATGTAGTATTCTATAACTTTAACAATGTCATTTTTAAACGCATAAGCTTGTGCTTTTACTAAAGGATCCGCATTATCTGCAACTTCTACTATCTTAGAAGCGCAACTTTCCGCAATTTCTGCGGTAGTAAAACCACGACCGTCAACAGTTTCTACACTTACTTGGTAGGTCGGAGGCAAATCTATACACGCGTTTAAACTCATTGTTTTGGCCTAATTACTTTTCCAGTTCGATACTCATCTGTTACCTGTTTAGACTCTCCTAGCATTTTAAGAGAGCTTATAGCTTCAACAAATCTTTTTTCATAAACAGCTAACAAATCCGGTTCACCTTTCATGAAAGTATAGCACTCGATTAAACTTCCATAAAGTAAAGCAACTTCTGCGTTTTCACTCAACCAAGTTGTTCCACTATCTGCGCCGGCAGTAAGGCTTGTTGGCCGATAATAGTAGTGTAGTTCTACACTATAAGCGGCATCGGGTTTGGCCGAAAGAATAAAATTGTCGTTGTCAAAAGAAGCATAGTAACGTGGAAAGCCTGTTTCACTGCTTGGAGAAAAACTTTGCACAAAATCAACATCTTTAAAATCTAAAAAAACTTCTGTCCCAGAAGAATTTGTTAATGCTAATGAAAATGGCGCTAAAAAATCTGTAGGTTGTGCTAAAAATTTTTGCCCGGAAATGGTTGCACCGGTTGCATTTTTAATAAAAAGTGTTAATTGTACACTTTTAAGAATTCTTTCTTCACAAATGCGAATAAAAGTCGGTAACGTGTTTACAAAAGTTGTTTCGTCGTTTTCGGTATAATTTTGTAAAGCTGTTTTTAGTTCAGAATATGTAAAACTCATGTAGTCACCGTAACCGTTCCAACACTGCAAAAAGCCGCCAAAGGCAAAACATTAGGTAGTTCTACTGTAGGAACACCTACAAAAACATCCAAAGGTTCGACTCGGTCTGGTCGCGCATTTTTTAACGCTTCAGCATCTACAACCTTACGAAAAGGACCTAATTGTGGTTGTTTTGCTTCGAACTCATCTTTTCCAACTAGGGCCCCGTTCCATTCTTTCCGCATATCCTGATAACGATACCTAAACCCGGATCTATCAGATATTGCGTAAGATCTTTTTCCAGTAGCAAATTTAGACACGTTTAGCTCCTATGGTATGACTGTGCAGGAACAACATTAAAAGACGCTCGATCGCGGTCTTCTGACATAGCTCTATCAAATTCCTCATCATACAAACCTTTTAGAAGTTGTATTCGATTAGGAGCTCTTTTAATAGCAATGTAGTAAGCCAAGCCGGCGGCTAAACAGGGGTAAAATCTAAAAGGAACAGCAAGAGTATTAGTCGGAGTATCTGCATCATCGATGCGTGTAAGAGCATCGTAGATGATTACATCTGTAGCGTTTTCTGGAATTGGCCAAAGTTTTAAAACAGGCGTTGTTAAACGATCTAAGAAAAATTGATTAGGTCGACCCGTCGTCGTTTTGTTCGGAATTGACAAGAACTCGTCTCTACTGAGCCGTTCAAGAGCATAATCTGTTCCGTCTCTTCGACAGACCACAGATAAAACATCAATAATATTGGCGTTTAAGGTGTAAAGCCCGTCTTCAGCAACTAAAGCTTGTGTATTTTGTTTAATTGTCCATGCATTTAGACCACGATTGGCCCATTCTGCAAGCAATAAATTTAAGGATCGCTTTGCTGTTTTTAAATCGTAGCCCGTGCGAACTTCTAAGCCGCAACGCTCAAACGCTTCCTCGATGTACTCTGTAACATCGAGTTCAAAATCGGTGCTTCCGGAAACAGCCATGTTACAAACCTATTTTTTTTGTTTGACGGGTGTTTTTTTTGCCGTTTTAGCTGAATTTTTAAAAGCTTTCGCCGTTGGTGCACCTTTTGCTCCGGGTTTCCGCATTTTTTCTTTAGAACCGGCTTTTATACGGGCTCTTTTAGCGTGAATATTGGCGTAAAGTCCTTTTTTCTTACCGGGCATTATTTCTTTTTCCTTTTTTTAACTCCGGAGGCACCTCCGGCTCTCATGCGTTTTACAGAGCCTCCGGGTCCACCCATTCGCATTTTTTTAACTGGTTTTTTCTTTGGTTTCATAGCCATTTTTCAATCTCCTATTAAAAATCTCTCTTTTGTTAAAAATTTCTTTCGCATTGTACTCTTGAAAATACTTATCATAATATCCTTTTTTTGCAATCTTGTCTGCCGCTTCTTGCAGTTTAGAAAGTCTTTGCACAAAGATAATAGCATATTCTTTTTCGATTACATTCAAAAAAGTACTATCGTCAATGAACTCATTTTCATCATCATCCGGATGAAAGCCCATTAACCATATATCTTGATCTATAAACATACCCGCAGATATTTGCGTGTTTAAATCTTCTAAATATTCATGAAATAAATCAGCATTTTCTTGGAAATGCAAATCAACTAATATAACAATATCTAGTTCGTCGTTAAAACAACTAATAGCTGTATATAAATCTTGAAAACCACCATCTTTCTTAAAAAGTATAGATATTTTTCCATCTTGCCATGATTTTCTAGCAAAAGGGCATGACGGCATGTTATTAAAAAAAGGATTAGGCTTTTCCACGACTTCTGCGGACCATGCTCTAATCTCATCACATATGTTTTTTTCTATGCCAAAAGTATAAAATTCAGGAGTCATGCTACCACGCTTTACAAGACCAGTATCTTGCAGAAAATTTGTCTTTTGCTGTGTCACAACTGTGCCGAGCTCGAAAGTTGCTTCTTCTTTTTGGTTGATCTTTTTTGATGCTCATGTTGGGGTCGCCAAAACGAACAAGCTTGATTTCGTTGCCTTTTTTAGCCAACACTGCGCTTTTTTTAGATTTTTTAGGGGTTTTCTTAGGTTTGTTATATCCGGCAAAGGTTTCCCCCCGGTAGCTAATACGCCCCGAAGGTAACCTTTTTGCGTCTTTTGTTGTAGCCATAACTACTAATCAAATTTCTTTCGTAGATACATAATTACAGTGTAAGTGTCTGTATTAGAATGTCCAACGGTTGTAAAAAGAACATCGCCGTTTTTTCCACTGCCGGAGTTGTTTACAAGACCACCAAAAACAGAATAATCGTGATGCCCGCTTTGATTTTCACCAAGTTCTATACAAAACAAGTTTGTACTAGCATTCCAAAGGATTTGCACTTTCATTCCTATGCATTGCCACCACATTTTTTCTATAACAACGCCAGTACAAGCGTTACCATCTGCACTAAGATTTAACGCAGAAACATCTACCTTAACAACAGCAGATTCTCCCGTTCCATCAGACACATTGGTAAACTTTAAGACAGTATATTTTGGCCCATCGCTTAAAATTTGTGTTGCTACCGTATCTGCCATAAATTTCTCCTAGAAACAAAGGGACGCAGGGCGCCCCTTAATGCTTTAACAATTACGCTATTTGAACGTATTCGATAATAAAAGTAAACGATCCTGCGGTAGTAGCATCAACAGTATTAGTAATGTTACAGAAGATGTTACGGGCCGCTGACGTATACTGCACAGAGGCAGGAGCAGTTGTCGCATCTTGAGTTTGTAGAACTAGGCTCGTTACTGTTACGTTGCCAACAACAACGGTTGTTCCGCCATCTAGAATCTCATCAGTTTGTGCCGCAACAATTTGTGCGCCAGAAGACGAAGTTCCAACTTCATAACCAATATCACCTGTTCCAATAACTGGAGCAGTAACACAGAATATTTTAATGTCTGTAATAATAGTGTTTGCGGGTTGTACAAACGTAGCAATAGTAGGGCTATCACCTGCTGTAGTATTAACAGTAACGCCTGAAGCAAATCCAACATGCTTTACAAAAGTGCTGTTTACAGCAGAAGAGAGAGTTGTAGCGCCAGTTACGGCAAGAGTTCCACCAACACTAGCGTTAGTAGCGTAAGTTGAATTAGTTGTTACGGCTCCAGTAGTAGCATTTTTTGTAATATCTGAAAAACCATTTTCCGACCGGACTATTCCGGTAAAAGTTGTTTTAGCCATGAGTATTTCTCCTGTCTTGGCAAATGTCAGTCACGAAATGCAACTGTCAGGGAAGGTTTAATATAGCGCAAAAAAGAAAAGGCGGCAAGTGCCGCCTTTTCCACATAAAGTAAAAAACTTTATTATGCGCCGGGAGTACCGAAAACAGAACGCCAATCAGACACACCGAAAGAATATCTTTCGCGAGCCTTAAAGCGCATATTTCCAGTGTCAAAGTCTCCTTCCATTGCCGTTTTAATTGGCGAACGGTTGAAGTATTTGAACCCGTTAGGTGCGTCAGTTTTGATGAAGTATGCATCAGAATCAGTAAGGAAGTGGTTAACCACTGCGCCGTCAGGCAACATTCCCATATTTTTCATCGCATTGTTATCGTTGTCCGCAGTTCCTGAACGCAGGTTAGAGTTAAGTACTCGCTCTGCAATAAATTGCAGTTCTTTTGGAATAACTAACTTTGTACCTTGTACAGCAATTTTAAGACCACGCTCATCAGTCATACCTGCAATTTCAATCAGCATCTGCTCAAGAGAAGTCTCGTTGAGGTCAGCCGGAGTAGCTAGCAGGTTGGTTTGATTACCAGACAGAGATGGATGATCATTTGCGCATAAAGCTTTTCCGTCACCTTGCGCAAAACCGCCAGTGGCGATAAAGGCATTGTTAAGAATAGCCGCCGCTTTAATCTGCTTAGTCTGAGCCATGGAACGAGCCAAAGCTTTCGTATAGCGAGATGCAAGACGATCATATAGGTTATCTTCAATAGCTTCCTCAGTAATTGAGAATGCTAAAGCGATAGTGTCATGAGTGTAACGAGCAGTGTAAGTCTCTTGTGCATCGTCAAAGCTAATAGTACCACCTTCGCTTTTAACAGGTGCAGTAGAGAAACCGCCGAGCATTACTTCTTCTTCAAAAGCTCTGTCCGAGGACTCTTCTTCAAAGATTTCAGAATGTTCGTTTTCGTAACGATCATATTCCAACCCAAATAGAGCATTAAGGCCGGGTTCTAGCTCTTTCGCTAATTGTGCGCGAGAAATAGCCATGGTTTATCCCTCCTTAAATACCGGTCGATGTAGCAGTAGTCTGCGAATCGAACCGGCTTGTTGGTGCGTTAAAATGAGCATTTAGACGAACTAGCAATGGTATACCCGCAGAGGCGTAATCATTGTTAGCAGGATCGTCTGCAATACCCACAATTCGTAATGCCAAAGTAGCTGTAGTAGCAACCGAACTAACGCTTAATGCTCCATTACCTGAACCTGTGGATGTTGAACCAGTACGGGCAGAAGTGCCCAAAGTGGCGTTAGCAAAAACAGTAGCAAGTGCAGTAGCACGGTTAGTCAAGGACGCGTCTGAAGCGACTTTGAATATCTGGTTCGGATTATCAGCAACGAAAGCTTTTACAGGAAAATTAGTATCCACGCTTACGGAACCTGATCCGGGCCAGTAGTTAAGAAAGACCGGCTTTTTTTGCACCGAGTCTTGATATTCTACGCCCATAAGTACACCAAGTGCTTGTGTAGTGCCACCATTGGTAGCACCGGCTTGATCAATTACACCTGCCGCCAAAGGAACGACGATGTTATATTGAAAAATAGCATTAGTGTTGTCGCTAGCGATTTCATACTGAGTTACCCCAGTAGAATTGACCGCTGAACCAACAAGCCCTACAGGACGAAGACCATAGGCAGTATTTTGATTTGCCATAAGATTTATCTCCAGTTATGACGGGCCCTATCTTTTGGGGCCGCCGAAAGTTACACGAGTTTGACGATCCGGTTTTGAAATCGTCATGGATGAATGTGCGTTCTCTCGCATCATATCCTGATCCACTGCTTCCATTTGATCAGAACTTTTCCTAGAAAAATATTCAGACCTTTCAGCTACAGTTTCAAGAGGGATACGTGCAAGAAGTAATCCGCCTACTCCAAATACACCTTCGTATTTACCTGAATCTACTGTTGGAGACTCAAAGTCAGGATATTCGTCCCTACGGACTAATTCCCAACCTTCTCTCATTTTTGCACTGACGTTTTTACTATCGTTAAAACCACGGGTTTCAGCCCGTATCCAACGATGTTTGTAACCGTCAGGCGCAGGTGGTGCATCTAACATTGACGGAGGAGCCCAAGGCTTACGCACTGCCTTTTTACTCCTTTCTGTGTTTGCGCGAGAAGACCTTTCTATGGGCGCATTTAACTTTTCGTCTTTATCACTCATTTCACTTCTCCTTCACGTATTTCGCGTATTCTTCTAGCGGCACACCCAATTTTTTCGCAATTGCGACTTGGCTAGGGGTGAGTCTAACCTTTCTCCCACTACTGCGCCCAGAGTTGTTTCTTTTTGCAGATGCAACCGACTGAGCGGGTCGTTTGCCCTGTTTATTGAGTTTATGCGGAAATTCTTTCGCAATTCTCGAATCCAACTCAGTATAATAGTCATTACTCTGCGGGTCAAACCCTTCGTCCTCGACTAATTTTTTATGGATTCCAAACGCCGCATACGTCATAACTTCATCTTGTCCAAACCAATCATTTTTTACAGCCCATGATTCGGCCTTCGGGTCAGGTCGACGAGGGGCAGGAGCCTGTTGTGGCATAGGTTGACGCAATTGCGCTTGCTGTTGCGCTTGCAATTGTTGTTGATAGCGATCTTGTTGCATTTTCGCTTGCTTTGCCCTATCACCTTCTATAGCAAGGTTTGTCAAAGCTCTTTGCGCCTCTACAACAGCTTTAGTATCACCAATCTCCATGGCTCTTGATAAAGCTTGTTCAGCACTTTCAGTCTGTGTTGAAACACGATTAGTATACTCAGACACGTAACTATTATCTAAGTTAGCCATCCGTGCTTTGACGTTAGCGTTTTCCTGTTGTATTTGTTTCGCGTAATTTATGGCTTCACTTTCGCGTCTTTCAGCCTCACGCATTTTTTTCGTAAGCCTATCAATTCTTTTTTGCGTTGCGTTTTCTGCTTTGTCGAATTGATCTTCTTGTACAGGCTTTTCAGCAGACAAATTTTCTACTGCAACCTCATTACTTAAATTTTCTTCACTCATATGTCACCTTTTAATAATGCAGTACATCTTCCGGATCTAAAATTTTAGCAAGGATTTCATCATCGTTAAGAATACGAACCTCACCACCATCAATTGCGAAACGTGACCCGGCATAGCGAGCAAACATAACCCAATCTTTTTCTTCGCACCATGGACCCGAGGGGAATTTTGCAGGGTCTTTGTATGCAAGCGGTCCAACTTTAAGAACATATCCAACCTGTGTTGACACAGATTGTTGCTCTACTAATTGATCTGGAAGATAAATACCGCCTTCAGTCTGTCCTTTTCCTCTGTACGGTAGAATCAAGATTCTCCATCCCGTAGGGTCCGGCATTTTTTCTAGAAGGCTTTTACCAATATTTTCAGGTCTAAGAACAGGCTTATCTACATAAGCCTCTTTGAGATTTTCTGCACTTTTATCAGCTACCTCAGTATCTTCTCGTTCAGATTCCATTTGAAAAGATGCACTGGGTGCGGCAGATAAGTCAATTGTTGACTTTTTCATATACTACGCTCCTGTTTTTCTAGCAGGATCTTGAGTTCCTGTTCCACGTGATTTAAGGATTCTAAATTTCCCATGAGCTCACGATATTGCTCCATTGATTTTACATTTCCAAAAGTCATAAGGTCATGAACGGCTTGTCGTCTATCTCTAATGATTCTGAAGACCGCATTTGCGGCATGAATCTCATCCATTCTTATATGTCCCCATATTGTCTAAGAAAGTTAGATTTTATCCTATCATATCTTATACAAAAGAGGGAGAAATTTATGTCATTAATTCAAAATGCGGGGCGTCTATGAACGGTCGGCGTCCTTGTGAGCGCCGAGTGTCTATATAACTATTCATGGCGTCTTCCATTGAACCTTCGTAATCCGCAATATTAGGAACAGTCCACGCCGCTCCCCATCTTATTTTAACACCAACAAATTTAGCACCTTCCGCCATGGCATCAGCGACTTCATCGTACAAATTTAACTCCCACGAGCTCCGTGCTCCGCAATAACACAAAAGGTCAACAGCATGACCGAGCAAATGTTTGGAGTACATTGTTTGACTTGCCCCAGACTCTACCAATAATTTTTGTTCTTCTTCTGTTCTAAGTCCGCAAATGACACCGAAGTCCTGTTTAGTAACATCAATTGCATAATTTACTACAGAAACTAATTTCTCATCTACGCCTTCCAACCGACTTAGGCTTCTTTGCGATAATTTAAACTTGCTCATTATTTTTCCCTTGCGACGGATTTCGTCTTTTCTACTGTACGCATCGCGCCTAGACCTAGCATTCCCATTAG